ATTCTGTCTCTAGACTTCGGAAACTCATTCGCACTCAGATCGGCATCATCTATACTGTCCGCCAACCCCTTTTGTAATGTAGTCATTTCATTTCTCCTTAAAATGTAGTCTATTCCACCCCCAGCGTCAAGCACTCTACCGAAAAATGCTGGAAAAATCCATTTGGATCAGTATCTTACTCAACGCCGGGGCATCTCTATAACAACGCAAACCGAAGCATTTCTCAATCATCTCCTCATCCCAAAGCTTCCTCCTTCATCCCTGCCATCTTCAGAAATCCATCGGTGAACTTCCATCGGATGTCTATATGTTCCCTGTCGTAGAAGATCACCTGGTCAACGGTAAGATCGGCAAGCTCCTTGGTGAATTCCTTTGCTTCGTTACACTTCTTAATCCTGGCGAAATCTTCCGGGATCTTGACGTGCCGCCATTCTGCCAGTTCGGCCATTTTATCTCTTACCTCTGCCATCTGCTGTTCATAGGTCGCGATTTTCTTCTCCAGAAGCTCCTTCTCTTCCTGAAATCTCTCTTTTGTAATCTTCTTCACTAGATACTTTTCCATCAGCTCCAGTTTCTTTGTCTCGTTCTTCTGAATAGTTCTTTTCAGTTCTGCCTGCTGCTGGTTCAGTTCCTCCTGCTCACGTCCCACTTTGATCAGCTCGTCATTGATCCGATCCCGATTGATATCCACCAGAAAGATCAGACGCTGTAATTCCTCCCAGATGATCTGATGCAAGCGTTCCTCCTCGATTACATCCATGGTACACCGATGCTCTCCGGCCTGGCTTCTCGCATAATTACAGAAGTATGCCATATGAGGATCAAGGACAGAATTCCGCAGATCCCGCCTGCAGCTCCTTCCGCAGGTTCCGCAGCGCACTTTCTTAAAGAGCGGATAGTCACCCTTGATCTCTGTCCTGCGATTTGTCTTTTGGAACATCGCCTGCACTTGCAGATACTCTTCTTTGGAAATGATCGGCTCGTGCATTCCCTCGACAACGATCTGCTCTTCTTCCGGAACACGGGTACAGTTCTTTCTGGACCAGTCGATATGCTCCAGCGTGTGGGAAACTACTGCCCCGTAATAAGCCTTCCGCACCAGAATCCGCTTGATCATGGAACCGTTCCAGCAGCGCATCTCAGAATTATTATCATACATTTTCTGCTTTGGATTGATCTTCTTGTAATGCTTACCAGGTGTCTCATATCCTCTGTCATTCATAAGAACAGCAATATGATCCAGTTTCATACCGGAGAGGAAAAGATCAAAGATCTCCCGCACCACTTTGGCCGCCTCCGGTTCAATGATCATCTTTCCATGATCGTTAGGATCCTTTATATAACCATAAGGAACCATGCCGTTCACGAGCAGTCCTTGCCGCATCTTCATCCGCTTGGCCGATTTCACCTTTGTGGACAGATCCCTGCTGTAATAGGTGTAAACAATGTTCTTCATGACAACATCCATTCCACCTGTGGTTCCTTTGTAATTAATACTGTCATACCGGTCATTGATCGAGATGAACCGCACACCGAGTACCGGAAAAATCCGTTCCAGATAATCTCCCAGTTCGATATAATCACGGCCAAAGCGGGAAAAGTCCTTTACGATCACACAATTAAGCTCTCCCCGCTTGATTTTCTCCAGCATACGCTCAAACGAAGGCCGGGCGAAATTCGTACCGGAATACCCGTCATCGTAGAATTCCATCTGCTCGCAGCCCCGCAGTTCCGGCTGACCGGCGATATATGTCTCGATCAGATCCCGCTGATGGGAGATACTTTCACTTTCCTTCTTCATGTCATTGGAACATAAGTCTCGGTCCGCCTGTGACAGACGGATGTATTTCGCTATTTTCCACTCATTCATCTTCAGATTCCTCCTTTTCCACAACGGCGTCCTCCGCACCGCTCTCCTCCTGATCATCCTCTGTTTTATCCCCAAGATCATTAACGTTTATTATCGTTTTCCCCGCGGCTTCAGCCATATCTCTCAGTACCTGTTCCAGCTTCTCCCGTTCTTCCTTATACTTGAATGTAACCACGACTTTCTTTCCTTCAAAGACATCGACCCTCTCCACGATCCCCTCGATCAGTTCTGCGGTGAGCTCTTTCTTATTCTTGTATTTGTCCAGTACACTCAGCCAGGTTCCGGCACACACGACCGCTTCCCGCTTATCCTTTTCCCTTTTCTGGATCTGCCGGATCTCACGGTCAATCTCCTCATACTGTTCATCGAACCCTTTCTTTTCTTTTGTATAAGATTCCTTATCGAGTCTACCTTCCACATACTTCTCAAAAAGAACACTTCTCTTTGTGGCGATGTCCGTCAGCTGCTTTTCCAAGGACCGGATCCGGGATTTCGCCATCGGATTTGCTCCCGCCCTAAGCAGTTCCCTCAGTTCCTCACTTTCGCGAAAGAACATCTGCTGTTTCTGAAAGGCAGTAAGTACGGCTGTCTCCACTTCCTTTGCTTCAATAGAATGGCGGGAACAGCGCTGATTCCTACTATCCAGATATCCTCCGCAAGCATATCGCAGAAAATACTTATCTGTACTGGGCGAATGTACTTTCAAAAACCGCATTCTCTTTCCACAATCCCCGCAGTATATACGCCCCTTGAAGAGATCCACAAACTTATCCAGCCTCTTCTTTGCTTCCTTTACCCTGACAGCATGTCTCTTTGATTTATCATTCAGGAGTTCCTGCACCTTTTCATAGTCCTTCCAGCTGACGAGAGATTCATGCATGTCACTGAAAACCCGCCACTCACTGGGATCTGCTTTGTGCTGCGGGATCCCTTCGGCCAGATTCTTCGGCATCCTCCCGTACACGATACAGCCGGTATAGATCGGATTCCGCAGTATATCCGTGATCGTCTTATTGTTCCATTGTGTTGCTGCATGTTTTTCATTATGCCAGATTCCCAGTTCATACTTCCGTGCCGCCGGAGACGGTGCTCCCAGTTCCTTCAGAAGCCGGATGATCTCGCAAGTTGGCTTTCCCTCAAGTACCCACGCAAAGATCATTCTGACATAGGGGGCAGTTTTTTGATCCAGCTCGTAGCGAAAAGCCACCTCCTCAGACTTCACATATCCATACGGACAAAAAGACGGCAGGATCTCGCACTTCCTCTGCCTCGCCCGGAAACTGGTGATGATCTTTCTGGAAATGTCCTTCGCATATGCTGCGTTCAGCATATTCTTGATCGGAATCATCAAAGAGTTTTCGTCCCCGCCGGCTGTCAGACTGTCATAGTAATCCGTTACGGAAATAAATCGTACACCCATAAAAGGAAATACCTTTTCCAGATAGGTTCCTGCATCGATATAATCCCTGCTGAACCGGGAGAGATCCTTTACGATCACACAGTTTACTCTCCCATTCTGGATATCCCCCATCATCCGCTGAAACTCCGGGCGTTCCGTATTCGTTCCCTTCCTGCCATTATCTTCATAAATGCCATAAAGCTTTAAGTCAGAATGTGAATCCAGATAGTCCAGACAGACTGTCTTCTGGTTTTCAATGGAAGCGCCCTCATCATCCTTTCCGCTGTTCTCAACCGAAAGCCGGACATAGACCGCCGTCTTATATACTTTCTCCTGCGTCAGCTCCTCTACAGAGTTAATCAATCCATTTCTGCTCTTCCTGGCCATTCGCTTCGTCCTCCTTAGTTAAGCCCAGGATCCTCCGGGCCGATTCAAATTCATCCGAATACCGGAAATGGATTTCAATCCGCTCTCCTTCTCCGATCTCAATCTGATCGATCAGTTCCACAACCGCTATCCGTTCAATCTCCTGGATTTCCTGGTAGTTCATCCATTTCTGCATCCATCTGTATTCCTTGATCCGTCCCTTTAGCAAGTCTTCTTTCTGTTCCTCAACGCACCTGATATCTTCCCTGATCTTATCGATCTGTTCTTCATATTTCCTACGGAGGACATCATAATCCCCCATACTGATGGTTCCCGCCTGCAGATTGTCATACAGCTGATCCTTATATTTCAGCCTCTGCTCTAGATTCTTCGTGAGATCGGCAATCTGCTTGTCAAAGGTACGCGTCTCTTTCACCTTTGTCTGTGTATATCTCGTTGCCCGGATCCGGTTATACATATCAGATGCGGCTTCAGCTCTTCCCCTGATTGCTTCCAAAACCGCCTTATTCATTACATTCTCTTTGATCGCATGCCATGTACATCCGATCTTTTTTATACGGGTGCTGCACATGTAATAGAGTGTCGGTTTTCCTCGCGAATAAATAGTCTTCCGGTACATATTTCCCCTGCAGTCTGCGCAAACGAGATACCCGGCGAAGGGATAGACGGTCTCTTTCCCCGGCGCCGTCCGAAAATCCCTTTTTATCAGCTCCTGCACATCCCAAAACACATCTGCTTCAATGATTGGTTCATGGGTTCCCTCCACTCTCACCCAGTCTTCTTTTTTGGTGAGTATCCGTTTCTTGACCCTATGGTTCGGCGTGGTAGACTTTCCCTGCACCATAGTCCCCAGATACATTTCATTCTCCAGAATCCGCCGTACCGAGGTGTAGTACCACTTTGCCTTCCGTTTTGAACGAAATGTCGTAGGGACATATTCCTTTTGGGACAGCCTGTATTCCATCGGACAGGGCACACCGCCTTTATTCAGCTTATCAGCGATCCGATGGATGCTCACCCCGCTCTGTCTCCAGTTAAAGATATTTCTAACAACCTCCGCTGCATAGGGATCCGGAACCAGGTGGCTGGGATTCTTCGGATCCCTCGCATAGCCATAGATAACACACGCGCTGAAATACTCCCCCCTCTCCCGCTTGAGCGCCATATATGCCCGGATCTTCTGTGAAATGTCCGTACAGTACGCCTCATTGACCAGATTCTTGAACGGCACTGTCAGAGAATCCGAAAAATCCTTATCTATGCTGTCGTACCCATCATTGATGGCAATGAACCGTACATCCAAAAAGGGAAATACCTTATCCAGAAAGTTTCCGACCTCGATGTAGTTCCTTCCGAATCGGGAAAGATCCTTCACAATGATACAGTTCACCTTTCCGTCCCGAATTTCCTTCATCATCTCCTTAAACCCCGGCCGATCAAAACTGGTGCCGGAATAGCCGTCATCCACCTTCTCTGATACCGCCTCGATCTCCGGATGTTCGGAAATGAAATCCCTGATCATCGTCTTCTGCGTAGTAATGCTGTTGCTCTCTGTCCGGTCGTTATCTTCCTGCGATAATCTGGTATAGATACATGCCTTAAACTCTTTCTCAGTCATCATACCCATTCCCCCCTCATCCAATCTTCTGCTTCTCATCCGGCTTGTTCTCTGTCACATCTTCTGCCAAGAGTTCTATGGTCTGATGGAGCAGCTTGAACTCATCTTCATTTCGGAAATGGATTTCGACCCGTTCGCCCTCTCCGATGACAATATGATCGATCAGCTCAACGACAACCACACGGTCAAGTTCTGAGATATTCCTGTACTTCCGGAACTTCCGCATCCAGCTAAAATCCTTCACCTCATTCTTGATCATGGCTTCCTTTTCCTCTGTCACATGGCAGATGGCAGCTTCCGTCCTCTCAATCTGGTCATCGTAATTCCTCCGGAAGATCTCGTAATCCTTCTTACTGATGGTTCCTTCCTGCAGACTTTCGTACAGCTGCCGTTTGTATTTCTGGTACTGTTCGATCTCATCCTGCAGTTTAACGACTTGCCGGTCGTACTTCCCCATGTTGAGCTTTCCGCTATTTATCTGCCCTACCGAATTCACGATATCGGTCATATCGCAGACTGCGGCCACCCGGGCGCGTATAGCTTCTAACACAGCCTCTTCCAGTTTCTCCACACGGATAGAATGAGTCGTACAGCCCCTTCCCGCGATATAAGATCCACATTTGTAATATATGTACTTCTTCCCGTTCCAGGGAGCCGTCTTCCGGATCATATTCTGACCGCAGTCTGCGCAGGTAAGCAGCCCACAAAACGGATAAACCGTTGATCTCCCAGGCGCCGTATACAGATCCTTCTTCATCTGTACCTGTACATTCCAAAAGACAAATTCGTCAACGATCGGCTCATGGGTTCCCTCTACCCGAATCCACTCTTCTTTCTTCTTCGGCAGAAGCTTCTTGATCTTATGGTTCGGTGATGATGATTTTCCCTGGACAAGATTTCCGATATAGATCTCGTTCTGCAGGATCCGCTTTATGGCATTGTAGGACCACAGCGCCTTCGGGTAGGTTCTCAAAACCGTTGAAACACCAACTCCTTTGGCAAGCTTATATTCCATCGGGCCGGGGATTCCCTCCGCATCTAACTTCTTCATGATCCGGCCGATGCTCATCCCCTGCATCTTCATCTGGAAGATGGAACGCACCACCTCAGCCGCCTCAGGATCCGGGATCAGGTGATTATGATCTTCCGGATCCTTCATATATCCATAGATCGGAACCGCACCGGTATACTGCCCCTTCTTTCTCTTGATTTCCAGCTGCGTCCGGATCTTGACGGAGATATCCTTACAGTAGGCATCATTGATCAGATTCTTAAAGGGAATGATCAGGGAATCCGACTGATTCTTCTCTGAACTGTCATAGTAGTCATTGATGGCAATGAACCGGACCCCCATCAGAGGAAAGATCTTCTCCAGATAGTTTCCTGCTTCAATATAGTTTCTTCCAAACCGAGAAAGGTCCTTCACGATCACACAGTCGACCTTTCTATCCCGGATCTCCTCCATCATCTCCTGAAAGCCCGGTCTTTCGAAATTGACTCCGGAATACCCATCGTCCACCTTCTCCGACACGATCTCAATCTCCGGATGATCTGCCACATACTCTCTGATCATCGCCTTCTGGCTGACAATACTGTCACTCTCCGACTTATCTCCATCCTCCTGCGACAATCTGGCGTAAATACAAGCATGATAATTTTTTCCATCAAACATAGCCTGCCACTCCTTTCCTTCCTGAAATAAAGTATTCAGACAGGAAGCGCGGAATGCCAGGCTTCTCAGAACTATTCTCTTTTTTATTTCTCATCGCCATTATACATCCCACGTTCCCAAAAAACGTGCCATCTTACACCCGCAGAAAAGATGGCACATTTTTACCGATTCTGCAGATACCGTTTCATGCACTCATCCAGTGTCGGACCTGACTCTGCAAAACCGTCTTAACAAT